CTAAGATGGAGAATAAGGATTGGGAAGCGTGTTCCCTTCCAATTGATCCATCAGGATAAACGGATAAAACATGACGTCCTTGCCGGCATCATGGACCGCGCGAATAGCTTCAATAATCGACCGGTCAGTGGGCGTGCCTCCGTAGATGGGTCGGCCGTCTTGTTGTGGTATCTCCTCGGCTGTGGTCCTGGTCAGGCCCGCTACGCGCCATGGCATGTTTTCACCTTCATAGCGTTTTTCTATAACCTTGGGCTTCAGTTCACATTCGCCACACCGCAAGTCATTGCCGAACCAAGACACAACAAGCGACGTCGCTTCGCAATTGGGCAGTTCTTCTCCCAGTGTTTCAAGCGACACCGCAAAATCCGTCTTCTCGAGCGGAGAGTTAACGTTTGCGGTCCATTTGCTGCCTGGGCCGTCAGAGTAATAGACTGGCGTGGTTGCCAGTGCGTATTCGCCTGTGCCTGGAATTAGCGCAACGGACTGAATTCCATAAGTGGGTGCACTGTCAGCATCCGGTTCGTCTTTCTGCTCAGGTCGCGAAACTTCAAAAGAGAACTGCGGCACCCGATTGCCGAACCGCTCCAAACTCAGGTTTTCAAAGACAACATACGCAGTACCACGATAGGCCGGAACATTCCCTGTGCCTTCGATTGCTTCCATCACAGGGTCCGGCAGCTGGTCCTTGTGACCTTTGTAAATCCGCATATTCAGATCATCTGGCGCAATCTCGTCGCCATCAGCCCATATACGACCGACGCGGGTAATCTCACCCTCACAGATCGCAATAGCTACGTTGACCGAGTACGAGTAGCTGCGCGTCTTGGTTTTGGGTTGGCTTGGCGCTCCCTTACCACCTCCACTGCCCCCGCTTCTGGTTACAGTGACATTCTCTGCAAAATCCGATGCCCAGATGGTCTGCCCACCCAATCTGATCCGACCATAAATCTGCGAGACAGGCTCCCCTTCGCCGGCGCTCGACAATCTAAACCGGTCAATACGCCCCGTTTCGATCACCTCAGAGCCACCGCCCATGACGCTTTGATCAATGACCCGGCCCAGCGTGGCGCCAACAGCACGCCCAATGACCGCCGAAGACAGCCCCGCGACTGTTCCTCCAATGGATCCCCCTATAGCAGCGCCCGCCGCCGATAATACGATTGTCGCCATCAGTTAATCTCCTCGGGAAATGCAAAGCGAGCGACAACACGGCGCCGCCACGGTTGACTAAGCGCGCTCTCGAGCACCCCATATTTTGAATAAGCGTGCACAAATCGCGCATGCGCACCCACGTCGGACGTAACACCCAAATGCTTCGCGACCGATCCACTGCGCATCCGGAACAACAAAACATCCCCATGCGCTTCGTCTTCGAGACGTTTCGCGACAAGATGCCTGAGCGCGGCAGCCCAAAGCCGTTCCTCTCCTTGTGGTTCAGCCCAGTCCAAAGTGTATGCCGGGATTGCCTCAGGTTCCTGCCCGTAAACAGCACGCCAAATGCCGCGCAATAGCCCTAAACAATCTGTACCAGCACCAAAGACAGAGGATTGATGCACATAGGGCGTGCCAATCCAGCGGCGCGCTTCATCTACAACGGTCTGCTGTTGGGGGGTCATCTTCTGCTGCCACCCGTGTTTGCACCCGTGGACTTTGGCACTGCCAACAGCCAGTCATCCCCTGGGATGTCCGGAAATCCTTGAAAATTCAGAAGGTTTTGAAACTTCTTCTGGCAGGTTTCGCTTCGTTTATCACAGCCAGCGATTAACCTGACGAAGGTTCCCGTTCCAATGGGGCCTCGGATCGGCTCCCACAGCTCAATGTGGCGCGTGCTATCTTCAAGCCGGTCAGTTTTTATCACTCCCCAAAGACCGGCAGCAGGACCATCAAGGACTTCCAACCTGCCACGGGCAAACCAGTTCGAGGTGAAACCACCGAAGTCATTCCAACGAAACAGGCGTGTATCATGGATTACTTCAACAGCAATATCGATTGAATACCCAGGCGACTGTGTATCAAAACGACATTCTTTGTCTCCAAGTACTGCGGTGCAAGGTTTCTGAAATACACGCCCCAAAGGACGGTTCAGTGCTTCTGTTAAGCCGCGCAACTCCGCTTGAAACCCGCCATCACCTCTCCTCAACTCTCCGATTGAACCACGAAACTGCAACCAACGCTGCGATACGTCTGACCAGTTCACTAACCACGCGCGCACTTCTGCGCCGTCAAAACGACCCTGCTCGATTTCATCTTCTCGAATGGACAAATCGCTCAACGCGCCAATCGCTTCTGTGTTGTCCACCGACAGCCCCGTGCTCTGGGCCAGAGACAAAGCGCTGAGCCCTGTATCCGCCCGATAGACCAGCCCATCAAAAAACAGATCGCGGTCGTGGTCGGTAAAGCCAAGAATAGCGCCGTCTTTCCGTTCGATCGCCCAGGCGTGCGCGACAGTCGTAAGTCCGGTTGTTAGATGCGCTTGCAGTTCCGGATTCATACCCGCACCTCCATAATCGGCACTGTGGGTATCTCGCCGGCTTGAAAGCTCGCTACGCTGGTCTGAATACTATCGGTGTCAAAACGAACCGGCACGTCAAATTCGAAGCCTGCCGTGATTTGCATTGCCGGGTCTGGCGCGCGCATAAACGTTACCATCCCGGTAGACAGATCGACACCGTAGTCGATCGTTTCTTGCATCTCATCCTGTTCGACTGCAATTCGCACTGTGCCCGCAACAGGTTTTGCGATCGGACGAGAATAAGAATAGCTGCCCGAGCGATAGGTTTTCACCAGTTGAAATTGCGTTTGTGTGCCATCACCAATCGCGAGTTCCTGATCGAAAGCCGTAATATTCAAGGATGGCTTGCAAGAACGAAAATCAGACCAGTCCTTCCAGCGAAAGGCATAGAGCTGACCAAACCGTGCCTCAAAAAATGCGATCAGTGTTTCTACGTCATCCAAAGACCGCATACCGACTCCTGCGTCATACCGCCTGCGCGAGTGCGCCCAAGGTGAGTTTCGCTCTTCAAATCCATTGCTGATCGCCACGACATCCGTGCGACGTTCAGGCCCGCCAACCGATCCAAAACTCAATGCTGATGGAAATCTCACGTCATGAAATTGCATAATACCTGCGCCTTCTGTCTTATCTGTTTCTTTGACCGCGGCTCAGCGCGCGCGTCATCTGAGCGGCAATCTGGCCTTGTGAGCGTTGAAAACTCTGGGCATCCGGGGTCGTGATGTTCATCACAATCGACTGGCCGCCGCCGCCAGCACCACGCACCCCAAGCTTGCCATCCGCGCCGCGCGCCAGTGGCATGATCGCCTCTGGTCCGGCCTCGCCCATAATCCCCATGCCTCCGCGCATGCCAAAGGCCGTTGTGCTGCTGACGACGCCTCCTGTGGCAAACGGCATCACACGTCCTTGACTAAAAGGCGCGCCATCTGCGAACGGCAGTATATTTTGTACAAACCCGCCAACACTGTTTGCCAACACACCACCCAGCCCGTTGGTGACAGGACGGATTGCGGCGTTGTAGGTCGTCGTAATCATGCTGTCGCGGACCGTCTTGAGAGCATCCGACAGTTTCACACCATCCAAAATAACGCCATCAAAAGCCCGCCGCAGTCCTCGCCCCATACCCCGTTCAAGCGATGCGAGATCCTTGCCCGTCGCTTCAAGAGACGTCTGCATCCGGCGCAGCTCGCTGTCGAAACCTGTCACCAGAACACTGGTTTGACCCAAGGTTTCGTTGAGCGCATTCGCGCCATCTTCAAGAGCGTCAAAATCCGTTTCATCAGTCATGAAATCTTCCTCTACATCTTGTGCTCTGCATCAGGATAGAGAGACATCAAGGTTTCTAATCCCTCGCTAAGCATGGGGCCTGTCTTGGTCGTCTCGCCCAACATCACACGCAACTCGGCAGGCGTCAGATCCCAGAAATCGTGCGGTGTAAGACGCAATCCCTCTAGACCCGCGCGCATCAAGTTTGCCCAATCAATCCGGCTCATGTCTCTGGCACCACAAAGGCCCGCGCCAGCAACTCCGCAGCGGCTTTTGCCGCAGCCATCGGTCCACCCTCAATCTCAGCATGTGCGAGATCTTCTTTGGAAAACAAACAACGTCCACCCTTTAACCCGGCACCAAGGAGTTCCAGCACATCCACACTAGAAAAGGATCGCCCTTCAAAACGCTCAACAAGTCCTACCAAAGACTGTTCGCCCAGACTGGCTTCCAACTCGGCAAGAGCGCCCAACGTCAAACGCAAAACATGACGTTGACCATTCAGCGTAAGTGCCACATCTCCCCTCCAAGGATTTTCCATGGTCAAATCGCCGTGAAGAGCAAATTGCCGGCACTGGCGAGGGTCAACTCATAGGTTGCCTCCCCGTTATGGCTCCCGCCATACTCGATTGCCGTGACCTGAAATGGCCCTTCAATAATTCCAAAATCCGGGATCACAACCTGAAAGTCCGGCGCTTCACCATCAAAGAACAACTGCCTCGCGCGTTCGTCTGTGTCAGCATCACGGAATACGCCTGATCCACTGATTGACACAGACCTCACCCCAGCACCTGCCAGCAACTCACGCCAACCTCCCTGGCTTTCCAGAGATGTCACATCAATGGTTTCTGCATTGAAGCTCACCCGCGTGGCGCGCAGGCCTGCCAAAGTCGTAAACTGGCCGTCGGCCGCCATATCCACCTTTATCAAAAGGTCTTTTCCGTTCTGAGCACCCATGGGTATTCTCCTGTGAAAGTAAATATTTAGTCGTCGTCCACGCGCGCGCGAAACCGCAAAAGGATCTCTCGCGCGGAACTGGAATCAATTCGACGCGCTTGTGCGCGTTCAAAGCGTAGAAAAACCAATCGTCCCCGCGACAACGCTAAATCAGCACCATGCAAGGCATCCGAAATTGCTGCCGCGACTTGCTTTGCGCGGGCAAATCCGGGTTGCGTGGTAATGACCGAAATCTCAAGCCGGTGCAGCGCACCGCTCTTCGATTGATCCGACGCATCCTGAACCTGCTCACGGCCAAGGCTGACATATGTTTCGGGCAGTGTTCCGGTCGGGACGGCATCATATATGTCGCTCCCCACCAAACCAGTCAAAGCAGCGTCTTCTGTAAGTGTGGTGTACAAAGCCGCTTGGAGAGCACCTGACATTGCATAGCTCATACCACCGTCTCCTCTGTGGCAAAGCAGGTCAGATAACGCCCGTCCGGATCCTCTTCGGCAACAGCCTGAATCAGGAACAACCGCGCACCTTCACGAAATCTCTGCTCCGGCTTTGGCCGTTGAACCGATCCAAAGGGGGCGCTCCGCAACACAATACGGTAACTCATCGCGGAAATCGGAGCGCCGCCCTGCGCGGTCTCACGACCCGTTCGCGCTTTAATCTGTGCCCAAACCGTACCAAGCGGCTGCCATATTGTTTGGTAGCCCCCGCTGCCATCACTTTGGCGCAACGGCGCTTCCAAAGTCAGCTTTCTGTTCAACCGCGGCGCCGTCATCTCAGGCCACCCATGCCAATGCGTAGGGCGCGGTACCGCTCAATAAGGCTTGTCACCCCAAAGGGCATACACCCATCGCTCAAGCTGGTTTCATGCCGGTACTCGTAATAATGCGCGCCAAGCATGAAAACAGCTTGCTGCAGATCCGGTGGCACCTCGGACCAAACAGCTCCGAAGCCTGCATCAAACTCTATTAATGCGCTGCCGCTTGCTGGGATCGATGGCAATGTCGCACCCGTTGAGCGTAACCGCGGTCGTTGGCCGTCCCGTTCGAGCCAATAGCTCGAAGACGCCAAGTCAATTTTGCTTCCGTCCCGTGCGACGATTGCAACTCGGTTGATCGCTGTTACCGGTGCCACGGGCAGTCCCTGCCCGTGAGCATCGCGCCAAAAATTCAAGGTCCATGAGAACGCGCGCGTTATCAATATCTTGCCCGTTCGGGCCTCGATTGCCGAGATCGCCGCTCTCAAAAAACCGGCAAGAACTTCGTCTTGCGTTGTGTCCTGACCAAAGCCTGTACCCAGTCGGAGGTGAGCTTTAAAGTCTTCGACCGGGAGCGCCGCATTAGGCACTGTCGTCTCTTCGATCAACATCATGGAAAGTCTCCAAAATCATCCCCAAATTCATTGGTTACCAGGCTCGCGCCGACCCCGTTGCTCGGTCGGAGGGGAGCAGCTAGACAACACGGCCATCGATGGCACGCGCCTGGCCCGGCGGCTTTTGTCTCAGACGAAAGCCACCGGTAACGCCGCATCAATTAAGAGGCGGCGAATTTCAGAACCTTGATCGCGGCAAAGTCGCTTACGTCACCGCCCACACGTTTAGTTGCGTAGAAAAGAACATGAGGCTTTGCGCTGAACGGGTCGCGTAACACGCGCAGGTCAGGGCGTTCTGCGATTGTGTACCCAGCGCCAAAGTCACCAAAGGCAATCGCGTTCGCGCCTGTATCCGGATCGGGCATGTCTTCGGCCGTTAAGACAGGATACCCCAGCAAACGCGCGGACTCGGCCGCGGCCAAACCATCCGACCACAAAAAGCGACCATCCGCATCTTTAAGCTTGCGCATCACGCCTGCCGTTTTTGAATTCATGACGAAGGTTGCATTGGCACGATATTGTGCGCCCAAAGCATAGACAACATCCACAACAGATTCAGGTGTGACATCGCCTGTGGCCCCTGTCGGCACGTAACCGATTGTGCCCCAGCTCCAGATCGCGTCATCGACAATGGAATGGTCGAGAATGCCCTTGGGCTTATCGACGCCATCACCTTTGACAAACGCTGCAGCTTCGGCGCGCGTGAATTTGTCTGCGATCCGGTTTGCAAGCCAGCCCTCGATATCGAACGCACTATCATCGAGCAAACGCTGGGACGCTTTGGGCAAAGCGCTCAGCTCGTGCAACGGGATCGTGATGCGGTCGATCTGCGGTGTGTCGGTTTCAGCCAGCGACCCGTTTTCAGTGGCCCAACCCGCGCCAATATCCGTGTGATCTACCAACACATCATAGGACGTCGCCTCTACATTCACGACGGTTGCAATCGCACGAATGGATGCTGCAGAATTCAGAACAGATTGAACCGTTTCTGAGGTTTGCGGATCCACAAGATACCCACCGTCCGAATTGACCGAAGTCGACAAGGACTTGGCATCCAATTCAAGCCCGCGAAGGCCATCATCATCGCCAGAACGAAGGTACGCGTTAAAAGCCTTGTGATGCGGCGCACCGGCGTCGGCTACGCCACCCAGCGGAGTGCGTTGAGGGGTCGTCGTTTTTCGATCCAGCATAGTAAGTCGCTCTTCTGTTTGTTGAAATTTTGCATCAATTTCGGTTTGGAAATCTCTGAAATCAGTGACAAAGCCGGTAACGGCCTGCCTGACGTCCTCGGCGGGGGACAAACCGATCCCGGCCGCCGCTTTTGCTTCGGTCTTGCTCATGGCAATTTCCTCAAGTTTTAACATTTGGATCAGACGGGAACCCACCCGATCCAAACAAAGGCAGCGCGTCAGCGGCGCGCCAGATCAGCACGCGCGCCCGAAAAGGCCGCAGCCATATCACGCAGGGAACGGTCAAGCTCGGTTTCGTCCGACTTGCCCGCAATCCGCGCATTGCTCAGCATGGGAAAGGTCACCAAAGACACCTCCCATAGCTCGAGTTCTGTCAAGAGCCGCTGACCCTTGGTGTTTTTTGTCGCTTTGCGTGTGCGGTAGCCAATCGACAACCCGTCAATTGCACCGGCTTCAATCAAGGCAATCGCCTCTCGCCCCTTAGCAACACCTTCAAGCAAACGCCCTTTTACCCAAAGGCCTTTTGCATCTTCCCGCACTTCATCCCAAATACCGATGGGCTGCGTCGCATCATGTTGCCAAAGCATTTTCACCTGAAGGCCGCTCTGCTTTAGTGATTTGAGCGAGGCAGAATAGGCCCCCGTTTCGACAATATCATTCCCCTGATCCACATCCCCGAACAGACTGGCGTAGCCACAGATCGTTGTACCGTCGCGCACTTCAAGACCGTCGCCGAACCGCGCAAATTTCCGTTCAAGGCCAATATCGTTTTCCATTCGCTTCATTCCTTATGTGCCCAAGACGGTGCCTATGGCACAGCTGTGAGAATTGATTGCAGGCCTTGACCCAAGATCATCGCGACAATGCCATAGACCGTCAGCCACAGCCGCTTTTCCAAACGCTCGATCATTTCCTCGACCCGGTCGAGCCGGCTGATAAGGTTCTTGTGCTGGATGTCAGCGACCCGCTCATGTGCCTGCAGCTTTAAGCCGGGGGCGCATTCAAACCGTTCAAATCCCGGATCACTCATCAGTGCTCACCGCCGGTAGCCCTAGCAAAGCCCGCTTTTCCGACTGGCTCAGGAAGTCAGCGGCGCTGACGCGGTTCCATTGCGCATCACGTTCCGATGCAAGTGCCGGCACCTGATCAAGATCAGGTTTAATATCAACGGCCTCACCAGTGTGACTGGCCAGCCAATGAGCCAAAGATGCGGTGACACGCGTGGCCAGTGGCAGGACGGTCAGCCGGTAGAAAGCCCTATGCGCCTCTTGATAGTTGGCATAGGTGGCATCCCCTTGGATTCCCAGCAGCATTGGCGGCACCCCAAAGGCAAGAGCAATTTCGCGCGCGGCTGCCTCTTTTGTCTTTTGAAATTCCATATCCGACGGCGAGAACCCCATGGGTTTCCAATCCAGCCCGCCCTCTAACAGCATCGGGCGTCCCGCATTTCGCGCACCCTGATGGTGGCTTTCCATCTCGCTGACCAGCCGGTCATATTGATCACTGTTCATTGACCCCTGCCCCTCAGCCCCACGATAAACAATCGCACCGGACGGGCGTGCCGCATTATCAAGCAGCGCCTTAGACCAACGACTGGCGGAATTGTGAACGTCGACCGCCATCGCCGCCGCCTGCATCGGGCTAAAGCCGTAGTGATCGTCTTGTGGGTGAAAACTCTTGATGTGACATACCGGTTGCACGGGGCCACTAACATCAAACCGGTGCTTTCGCCCTCCAACGGCATATTCGTAGCCAACAGGCCAGCCGTCCGGACCGGGCACCACGTTCATCCGATCAGAGCGCAACACGTGCAACTCCTCCGGCATGCTTGTATCTCCCGAAACGGCTTCGACATACCCATTGCCCGTAAGCAACAACTGCGCATACAGCGCCTCAAGCAATTCAGCGCGTCCTTGCATTGGGTTAGGCCGCCCCACCAGATCAACCAATGGATGGATGTCAAAACGTTGTTCGGCGTTCTGCAGTACCAACGGGAGAGCGGCGGCCGCTTCCGCGATCAACTTAACCGATCGAAAACCCACAGGATTCCCCGAAAACCCGGTCCGCGTGAGCGATACCGCATCGCGCGGGCTCCAAGCGACACGCCCGGAAGTCTGATAGGCAACGACAGGTCCGGTCGCACTTGCCTTTTGCTCTGGCACATCGGCTTGTGCCGTGCGTTTCAGAAAATTAAACCCCATGCTGTATCGCTCCTCATCTACGCCACACACCGAATTATGACCGCACTCATGGTTCAAAGACCGGCCCGATGTCGCCTGATTACTATCATTTAAATTCGTGTTGATTTGGTCATCAGCACGCCCGTGCCATTAACCTGTGAGTAAGGCCTTGGCCGTGCTCACAAAGACCGAACGCGCGGAGCACGCCACTTCGCGACAGGTTCAATCATCAACTCGTGCAGCGCCCAAACAAGTGCGTCGACACGGTCAGGTGATCCCTGCCCCTCGTATCCTTGGACCGTCATACGGCACATCTGATCTTCGAGTTCGCCCAAATCGCGCAGATGCCGCACACGCCCTTGTTCGTAAAGAGCAGCGACAGGTTCAGCCCGCGCGACCTTGCCTCGGGTCGCGTGAACACCCTTGTAAGGCACAAGAGGATCAATCTGCCGCAGGACTTCCTGCACCATCTGTCCCCCCTGGTTCACCTCAGCCACCAAACGGTCAGCGCCAAATTGCTCCATGGCGGCGATGGCGGCCTTGGCCCAACCCGCCGGGCTCGCACCTTGAATGGTGCAATCGGCCAATACATAAGCGCGCCAGTCCTGAGGCGCGCCAGCCATTGTCACACCAGCAACGACAATACCACATTCATCCGAAGATGCAGTGCCCGTCGTCGAAGGGTCCACGGCAACCACGATCCGATCCAATGCGGGCGCTTGCGCACATCGCAGTGCTTCCAGCCGCGCTGTGGTCCACAACGCACCTTCAGCATCTTGCAACAAAACGCCGTCCAATTCCTGACGCCCTAGTCGCGTACCGGCATAACGTGCCCGCACTTCTTCCAAGAACGAATTGGCAAGGTTTGCCGCATTCGCCTCCGTCGGAGCATGGGTGACAACTGTTGACGGTGACTTCAACAGAGCTTTCAAAACACCCACATTTCGGGGCGTTGTCGTGACACACACCCGTGGCTGATCTCCAAGCCGCAACGCAAACTGCAACATGTCCCACGTGTCCTGCGCCTTTTTCCACTTTGCCAACTCGTCCACCCACGCCGCGTCAAACTGAGGGCCCCTCAGGCCTTCAGGGTCAAACGCCGAATGCACCGTTGCGATAGCGCCATTCGGCCACACAAGCCGCTTGCGCCCGGCTTCCCATTGCGGTCGGCGATCGGGTGGCGAACAGGCCAGAATACCGCTGTCTCCGAAAACCATAACTTCACGCACCTGATCGATCGTCTCGCCGACCAACGCCACGCGCCGAGAGCGCCCTTCATCCAGCGGCTTTGCACCTTCTACCTGCGCACGGACCCACTCGGCCCCTGCTCTTGTTTTTCCCGCACCGCGGCCTCCCATTATAACCCATGTCCGCCAGTCCCCCTCCGGCGGTAATTGGTGCTCGAAGGCCCAAAAGTCGAACAGATAAGGGAGAGCCAGAAGCTCTCCCTCAGTTAGACTATTCAGAAACTCACCCTGGACGTGCGGTGCAGCGGAGGCGAT